GAGGTGGAACTGCCGAAGAAAAACTTATTGCTGCAAAAGATCAGGGATGGATAACTCCCGAAGGTGTAGAAATCCCATTAGAAGATGTCCTATCAACTGACTTCGAAATTGGTCACATCAAACCATATGCTGATGGCGGCAAAACTGAACAAGGCAACTTTGTGATACAAACCAAAGAAGATAACCGAAAACTGGGTAAGAATCCCGTGGTTATAGGGGATCTTGTTGAGTCATGATAACTGCAAAGGGGGTTGACACCCCCTTTTCTTTTTGTTATAATACCTCCTCACTATTAGGAAATTGATTCATGTCCAAAAAATTCTATACGTCCGTTGTGCGTTATGGCGACAAACTACTATACCGTGGTTATGATGAAACTGGACGTTCTGTCAAGACTCGTATCCCTTTCAAACCTACGTTATTCATGTCTGGGGAAAGTGAGGAAGGATGGCAGACTCTGGATGGTCTGCCTATGCAGCCCCTGACCTTCGATTCTATGTCAGAAGCAAAAGACTTCGACAAACGTTATGAGGATGTTCACAATCTGACTATTGGTGGAAATACCAACTATGTCGCACAGTTTATTGCCGAGGAGTGGCCCAATGAAATTGACTATGACCGTAGTCTAGTTCGCACCGCCAACATCGATATCGAGGTTTTCTCGGCCGATGGGTTTCCTCATCCCGATGATGCCGCTTACCCTATCACCGCTATCTGTATGCGAGAAGATACCGGCACCTATTGGGTTTGGGGTTGTGGTGAATACACTGTCACTCGCGAAGATGTTCTCTATATTAAATGCGATAATGAAGTTGACCTCATTCGCAAGTTTATCCGACGTTTCGAGGAATACCAGCCAAATATCGTCACTGGTTGGAACACTAGGTTCTTCGATATTCCCTACATCCTCAATCGATGCACCAAACTCTTTGGCGATGATACGTTATCAAAACGAATGTCTCCGTGGGGTCTTGTGCGCGAACGTACCGTCAGTATTCACGGGAAGAAGAATTACGAATATATCCTTGAAGGCATCGAGCAACTCGATTACCTTGAAGTATTCAAGAAGTTTACCTATAACACTATCGGTCAACAAGAATCGTATCGACTCGACCACATTGCTCACGTCGTGTTGGGTCAACGTAAACTCTCCTATGATGAACACGGCACTCTGTTCTCATTGTACGAGAACGACTACCAGAAATTTATTGACTATAACATCAAGGACGTTGAGTTAGTACATCTCCTAGATCAGAAGCTCGACCTCATCTCATTAATACTCACAATGGCCTACAAGGCAGGCGTAAACTATAACGATACTCTTGGTACGACAGCTATCTGGGACACTATCATTTATCGTCTACTGAATAAGCAGAAGATCGTTGTCCCCAAGAAAGTAGAGAAACCTAAGACGGCATATCCTGGCGGTTATGTTAAAGACCCGCAGGTGGGTTCTCACGACTGGGTGACCTCTTTCGATTTGAACTCTCTGTATCCTAACATCATTGTACAATACAATATGTCTCCCGAGACTGTCCTCGATGGATTCTTTAATGATGTTTCGGTTGACAAGTTCTTGAGCAATGAAATCAACCTGACCGGTCAGGGCGTGGACTTCTCGCTTGCGCCTACAGGAATTCGTTTCTCTCAAACTAAGGAAGGTGTGATACCGACAATCATTAAACAGTACTATGCGGAACGCCGTATCATTAAAAAGGAAATGTTGAAGGCGCAACAAGAGATGCAAGTTTCTCCATCTAAAACTCTAGAGTATACCATAACTTCTCTAAATAATCAACAGATGGCGATAAAAATTCTCATGAATTCACTTTATGGTGCACTTGGGAATCGTTATTTCAGATATTTCGACCAACGTGTTGCAGAGTCTATTACTCTTGCAGGGCAACTTGCGATCAAGTGGGCTGAAAGGGCCGTTAACAATGAAATGCAAAAACTCCTTAAAACAGATGAAGATTACGTTATCGCAATTGACACCGACTCTGTTTATCTTCGTATGTCTGCCTTGATTGATAAGTTCAATCCTAAAGATCCTGTTAAATTCTTAGATAAGATTTGTTCCGAACACTTCGAGAAGGTTCTTGAGAAAGCATATGCTGAGATGGCAACGGCAACCAATGCGTACGACAATCGCATGGAGATGGGTCGCGAGGTAATCGCAGACCGTGGCATCTGGATGGCCAAGAAACGTTACATCCTGAACGTGCATAATAACGAGGGTGTCCAGTACGCAGAACCTAAACTGAAGATGATGGGCATCGAGGCGATCAAGTCTAGTACTCCACAGGTTGTCCGTGACAAGTTCAAGGAAATCTTCCGCGTCATCGTAGAAGGTACCGAATCGGACACACAACGATATATTTTAGACTTTAAGTCCCATTTCAAGTCCTTACCGCCCGAAGAGATTTCATTTCCTCGTGGGGTATCCGAAGTGGATAAATGGTCTGACCGTAATAACATTTATAAGAAGGGTACACCGATCCATGTTCGGGGCGCCTTGTTATACAATTCTAATATCAAAGAAAAGTCTTTGGATAAACGTTACGAGACTATCAAGAATGGCGAGAAGATTAAATTCTGTTACATGAAGATGCCTAATCCCATCGGCGAGAATGTGATATCGTATCCCTTGAACCTACCACAGGAACTTGGGTTGCATCGGTACATCAATTATGACATGATGTTCGACAAAACGTTCTTAGACCCACTCACGCCCATTCTGGATGCGGTCGGTTGGACTGCTGAACCTCGTGCCACATTGGAGGATTTCTTTGGATAAGATTATAGAACATTGCTTCACCAAGGATGAAATATCAATTTATAAGAGAATACGAATTCTCCAACAAACTGTCGGGAGAAGTTTAGAAAATTATATACGAGACAACTCTCCTTTAGACGGTGTTATATTCGTTGGCCGTGATAAGAATAGGCCCGAAGGCGTTGATTTCATTGTCGATGGCGTAGAATGGTCGGTAAAAAATGCTTGGAACACCGACAACCATTCTATGAAAAAATACAGGGAAGATAGAAATATAAACCATTGGTACAGATTGAATAGAGACGGCTCGACCAATTGGGAAACTTTATTCGTTAGAGGGTTGTCGGAAAGTGGATTTCTAGAGTATATTACCGGAGAACAACAAGCATCACTAGAAGATTTCTTCGGTTGACAGGTACCCTATATTATGGTATAATGGCCACATGAATTACGAATTAACTATATTTAAAAATCAGTTCGATAACAAGACCCACAAACGTGTTTCCCTAGACTCTTGGGAAAAGTTTGTGGAGTTGTTGCGTGGACTCAGTTTACAAAAAGGTCAAAAAGGTGGAAATAATAGTTCTGTTCTCATTACTCCTGCTGTTTTCGAGAACGGCACGACGAGGGCTAACCGCAATACTTTGTATTGGGGCGGCTGGTGTTGTGTTGACGTGGATGATCATTTATATCCTACCGGTTCTGCTGATGTATCTGTCGCTGTTCTGGATGCTCTAAAAGAAGCACTTCGTAAAGACTTTGGTCAATATGACTATGTTGTATATAATACTGCAAGTTCTCGCGTCGAGATGCCTAAGTTCCGAATCGTTTTTAGATTGGACGAAACCGTAGAGAATGAACGTATCAAAGCATTCTGGTATGCACTGAATACCGAACTAGGCGATATCGGCGATCCTCAAACAAAAGACCTTGCACGTATGTACTATGTTCCAGCACAGTATCCTGATGCATGGTCGTTCTTCTTTGAGAACAAAGGTAGGGCCATGAATGTTTCGGAACTTATCGCCAAACACCCTTACCATGAAAAGATCGGCAATTCTTTCTTCGATGGACTGCCTCTTGCGATGCAACAGGCGATGATACAGCATCGTAAGAATTCTCTAAATAATACCGACTACAAATGGACTGGATATAGGGACTGTCCTTTCTTTCCAAAACGTATCGCAATTGAATACCAATCTATCAGTGAAACTGGTTGGTACCGGAAGATGTATCAGATAATGGTAGCAACTGCGGGCAATGCGTATTATAGAGGGTATCCATTGACGGCGACACAAATCGAAGAACTCTGTAGGGAGTTCGACCGCGACAACGGCAACTGGTATGAGAATAGACCAATGGCACTAGAAG